GTATATTATAATGTATACATTTAATATTTATAATCATGGACATTTTAAATTTTATTAGTTGGGTTAAAAAAGGGGTTAGATATATCACTACCGTCCCAACAGACACTCAGGTGTTAATTCCTCTTGCGGTTAAAGACCCTAAAAGAGATGATGAATGGTTAACTTTAGCATTGAATGCTGATGGATTAAAGCCGTTGTACAACAAAGGAACTGTAACTCAAGCAACTAGTATCACTACTGGTGTGACTGTTAACGCTCCTGTTGGTGTTATTACAACTGTATCATCTACATTAGCATCATTGGGTGAAGCAACATTCACAGTAACTAACAGTTTTGCAAAAGCTGATTCAGTTATTTTAGTATCTACAGAGTATGTAGGAGCTGGTCATGGTGATGCAGGTGTTGCTGCAAGAGCTGCTGGATCTTTTCAAATTACTGTAGCTAACCAAGGTTCTGTTGCATTGGATGCAGTGATCAAGATTCACTACATCATCATCCAATAATCATATAAATATTTCCCCCTTTTCGGAGGGGGTTTTACTTAAAACATAAAAACATGTCAGTAGGAAATTTAACCGATTATGGAAATAAAGGAAATAATTTTCCTTGGCAATTAGGAATGCTTAAACTTGCTTCTTTAGCACAAGTAAAAAACTGTGCTGAAGTTACTTTAAGCAATACTAGTGTAGCATTATTAGCAACAGACATTAATAACTATTTTGTTGCAAATCCAAATTACTATTTGGTATCTAAACAAATCATTTACGTAGGTACAACCTATACAGCTTTTTTGACGGTATCAAAAGTCAAATAATAAATTATGATCCCAAAAAAACCAGACTTATTTGACAGCCGATCAAATGATAATTGTTCTGATGGACTAACTACACCACCTCCATGTGGACCAGGTGTGCCATGTGAAGATCCCGAAAAATGTGCTGAACAATTTGATGCAGACTGTATTGTATACACAGGTGATGATATAGTATGTCAAGATACTACTGTAATTGCGCAAGATACAACAGTAGCTCAAGGATTTCATAATATAGTAGACTGGGTTTGTAGTGGAACAATTATTGGATCTCAAGGGGTTCAAGGTGTACAGGGTCTGAAAGGTATGCAAGGTACTGATGGATCTCAAGGTATTACAGGTGCACAAGGACAGATTGGTGTTACCGGATCTCAAGGAGCTATTGGTTCCACCGGAGCACAAGGTAGTGTAGGTCCTCAGGGAACTACTGGAACAGGTGGTTCTCAAGGAGCAATAGGTTCTCAAGGAAGTCAAGGAACCACTGGACCACAAGGAACAACGGGAAATACAGGAGCCCAAGGAACCACTGGTATCCAAGGAACTCAAGGTATTCAAGGTGAGAGAGGTATAACAGGTAATCAAGGAGTCCAAGGAATTCAAGGAGTTCAAGGAACAACAGGTATACAAGGTTCAATTGGTTCACAAGGAAGTATTGGTAGTCAAGGATCTATAGGGTCCCAAGGATCACAAGGGACTCAAGGTTTACTTGGTATACAAGGAGCCACAGGAAATACAGGTAGTCAGGGGTCAACTGGTTCCACCGGTAGTCAAGGAGCTAATGGTACTCAAGGTAGTACAGGAATTACTGGCTCTCAAGGTATTCAAGGATTGCAAGGAACTATTGGATCTACAGGAAGTCAGGGTAGCACTGGAACACAAGGAGCAACAGGAAGTACTGGGAGCACCGGTAGTCAGGGCACTCAAGGAATTCAAGGGATTATAGGAAATACAGGCTCACAAGGTTCAACAGGATCTACTGGGGCTCAAGGTACAACTGGAATCCAGGGATCAACTGGAGCTACAGGATCACAAGGTAGTGTTGGATTACAAGGAATTCAAGGTTTACAGGGATCACAAGGTGTGATAGGTAATACTGGTAGTCAAGGTTCAACTGGAGCTCAAGGTACTACTGGTCTAACTGGATCCCAAGGTATTCAAGGCATACAGGGATTAACTGGTAATACAGGGTCTCAAGGTAGTACTGGATCAACAGGTGCACAAGGGTCAACTGGTATTCAAGGTCTTAAAGGAGATACAGGTAGCCAGGGAGCTACTGGGAGTACTGGTATCCAAGGTGCAACAGGAATTCAAGGAAGTACTGGAACCACAGGTATTCAAGGAATACAGGGTACTCAAGGTATCCAAGGTATTACAGGAACTCAAGGACTCACAGGAATTCAAGGCACACAAGGTTTAATAGGTCTACAAGGTGTTCAAGGGATACAAGGTATTTCTGGAACAGGTGGAGTTGTTGCCTTATATGGTTCATGGTATTCTACAGTTGATCAAACTGCATCTGCTATCAATACTGAAACATTGATGACTGCTAATACCATTTCTTATGCTAATGGGGTAAGTCTTGTATCAGGAACCAGAGTAACATATTCAGCTGCGGGTACATATGCATTTAACTTTTCAGTTCAGTTACATTATAACGGAGGTGGAGGATCAGGTGATGTAATAGATATTTGGTTAAAAAAGAATGGTACAGCTGTGCCTGATTCAAACACTAAATATATAGTACCTTCTAATCTTGCATATAATGTATCATCATTAGATTTTCTATTTACAGTAGCAGCAGGAGATTATTATGAAATTGCATGGGCTACTAATAACACAAATATTATATTAGAGTATGATCCAGCATCAGCTCCTCATCCAGCTATTCCTTCTGTAATTATTAATACTTTCCAAGTAACTTATACTCAGCTAGGACCTCAAGGACCTACTGGATTACAAGGTGCGACTGGAACACAGGGATTAACTGGAATACAAGGAACTCAAGGAGTACAAGGTCGTCAAGGAACAACTGGTTTACAAGGAATACAAGGACTCCAAGGAATTCTTGGAACTACTGGTGCCCAAGGTACTACTGGTTCTACAGGATCTCAAGGGGCTGTAGGAACTCAAGGTGCAACTGGATTAACAGGAAGTCAAGGTTCTACAGGTTCAACTGGTACTCAAGGAGCTACCGGCACACAAGGTACAACAGGTACAACTGGTAGTACTGGATCCCAGGGAGCTACTGGAACTCAAGGAGCAGTAGGTGCTACTGGATCTCAGGGTATACAAGGTATAACTGGTTCTCAGGGTAGTATTGGTTCACAAGGTTCTACTGGTACAACTGGAGCACAAGGAAGCACAGGTGCACAAGGAAGTACTGGAACAACTGGAAGTCAAGGTGCCACGGGATCTACTGGTAGTCAAGGTGCAATAGGAAGTCAAGGATCTACAGGATTAACAGGAGCACAAGGTTTGCAAGGTATACAGGGTATTACTGGAAATACTGGTTCTACTGGTAGCCAAGGGATTCAAGGAATTCAAGGTATACAAGGTATATTAGGAAATACTGGTTCTCAAGGGGCTACTGGAACTACCGGATCTCAAGGGTCAACTGGTAGTACAGGAAGTCAAGGGACAACAGGAAGTCAAGGTTCAGTTGGAGCAACAGGTAGTCAAGGTACTGCTGGTGCTACAGGTTCACAAGGAATTCAGGGAATCCAAGGAATACAAGGAAGACAAGGTACAACCGGGTCTCAAGGAACTACAGGTACCACAGGTTCTACTGGTGCACAGGGTGCCACCGGTAGTCAAGGGTTGACAGGTTCTCAAGGATCCACTGGAACTACTGGTGCAACTGGATCTCAAGGAACTCAAGGGATAATAGGATTACAAGGTTCAACAGGGGCAACTGGTTCTCAGGGTGCTATTGGATCAACTGGTTCCCAAGGAGCTGTGGGTAGTCAAGGATTTACCGGAGCTACTGGAAGTCAGGGAACTACAGGTAGTACTGGAGCTCAAGGATCTGTGGGAACACAGGGTGCTATTGGTGCTACAGGAAGTCAAGGTTCTACTGGTCTACAAGGAGTTCAGGGTATGCAAGGCATACAAGGTGTTATAGGTACAACAGGTTCAACCGGATCTCAAGGTGCACAGGGTATTACTGGTATTCAGGGTGCAACAGGAACTACTGGAGGAACTGGTAGTCAAGGAGCAACTGGATCACAGGGGACCACTGGGACTCAAGGGACCCAAGGGTTTACTGGAGTAGGTATTCAAGGTTTCCAAGGTATACAAGGTTTACAGGGAATCCAGGGTATAACTGGTGGTGTTGGTATTCAAGGATCACAGGGTATCCAAGGATTTTTTGGTTTACAAGGTACACAAGGTATCATTGGAACAGGCACTCAAGGTGTGCAAGGTGTACAAGGACCTTCTGGTGGAGGTGGTGGGGGAGCTGTATCTATTCTAGATGAAGGTACTACAGTTGTTGCAACTGCATCTGCAATTAACTTTATAGGAGGTTGTGTAACTGCAACAGATGCCGGAGGAGGACAAGCTGATATCACACTTAAATGCGGGTGTGATTATGAATATATTAAAATTGCATCTAATTCAGGCTATATACAACTCCAAGATAGTTTTCGTTTAAGTACAGTATTTTTTGGAAATAGTTTGGGTGGATGGAATAGTTCACCATGGGATATAAAAATGCCTGCAGCAAGTGGTAACTTTATATCTGTAAAACCTGATCAAATCACATGTGGAGTTCCAATACCAACATCTATATTTCCGGGAGATACAATTAAATTATGTGGTAGTATTTATTATTGGACAGATCCTGAAGGTTCAGTTTGTGAACCATATGATACAATATATGCTACATTGGGTGCTGCAACATGTTCTGGATTTAATGAGACCGGTTCAATTGTAGAAACGGTAATTGCATCCGAAGTTGTATATGATCCATCTGTAAATAATTATGGCATTGGTTGTTTTACATTAAAAACTAGAACTAGAGCCACTTATGATGAATGCAATACATTATTTTTTGTAGGATTTTCATCAGATCAGGCGTTTAACTGTGATAGAATTATAAGATTTACATATACATTAGATGTAGAAAGATATTGTCCAGACTTTAATCCAACACCAAATCTAATTGCAAAAAACTGTTGTGAAGCAATTGTAACAGAAATTATTCCGGCAGGTTCATTAAGTGTAGGTCAATTTTATTCTGATACTGAAGGTAACTGTTGGGAAATTATTGCATCAACAGCATTAGCTCCTAACTATGTTAGAACTGTTGCAAATACATATGCTTCATGTGAAGCATGTACAACTGCAAATGAATGTCCATCAAACTTAGTATTTACTGCTTGTTGTGTTGAAGGAGTGGATCCAGAAATCTTTACAGGATCACTTCCAGGAATTGTTTTAGGGGATTCATTTGTAGATACTAACGGATTCTGTTGGGAAGCTACAGCAGAAACAGGAGCACCAATTACTGGTTTAGTTTATGTTGATACAGCATATTCTGCAGAAGATTGTTTATATTGTCAAGGTATTAATCCTTGTCCTACAGTATGGAATTTAAAACCATGTTGTGGAATAGATGGAGAATTTAATGTTACTGATGCTAGTGTAGGTTATACTCTTGCATTTGATGATCTTTTTGTAGATACTAATGGTTTATGTTGGAGTGTTGCCGGTGTAATTGGTGGTACAACAAATATTAGTACTTCTATTGTTTTAGATACTTGGATTGGAAACGGAGTTACATGTGAGGCATGTACTACACTTAATCCATGTCCTGATAAAAATATTAATTGGTTCTTTAATGTGAGAAACTGTTGTACAGAAGAAGCAGAAGTTGTTGAACTACCGTGGTTTGCTATTGGTGTTGCTTCTTTTGGAGGAGCTGTATCATTTTCTCAACCAGCCACTCCTAATGTAGCAGAATGTTGGGAATTATTTAATTGGAGTACAACAGGTACAGCTACTATTACTGCTGTTGGAGGACTTAAATCAAGTAAATCATGTTCTGAATGTTTAACAAATATTGGTGGTTGTCCTAGACTTTATGAAGTAAGTGATTGCTGTGGAATACAGTCTAATAAAGTTGCATTTATACCTGGAGGAGTTACAGTATTTATAGATACTGCTCTTAATTGTTGGTCAGTACTAGGTCCATCAGCAGGTCCAGCTACTCTTACATATCAGAATAATTATCTAGGAGACTGCACGGAATGTGTAAGTACATTCCCTTGTACTGCATAAATAAATTAGTATATTTGTTGGAAAACCAACAGTATGAATAATTTGTGTCAACTGGCATTAGCCAACGGAGGATCTGTTAACTATCTTACACTTCCTGCAAATATTACAGAAGGATTAGGGCTTACCAATCCTTCTGTCTTCTATCAAGATGGAGTATACTTACTTAATCTGAGACATGTTCAATATGCTTTATACCACAGTGAGGGAGAACAAAGATTCCAAACTCCATGGGGACCATTAGCATATCTTAATCCAGAAGATGATGTAACTCTAAGAACAACTAACTACTTGTGTCAGTTAGATCCTAATACACTTGCTATTGAGCAATATAAAAAAGTAGATACATCTAAGTTAGATGTAACTCCTGTATGGGAGTTTATTGGATTAGAAGATGCTAGAGTAGTAGACTGGAAAGATAAACTATATCTTACAGGTGTGCGTAGAGATACTAAAACTGATGGTGAAGGTAGAATGGAATTATCTACTATTGATGCCGGAAGTAAAGAAACAGAAAGATATAGAATAGAACCACCTACAAAATCTTACTGTGAGAAGAACTGGATGCCTATTCTTGATATGCCATTCCATTATGTTAAATGGACTAATCCTACTGAGGTAGTAAAAGTTGATCCCAAAACGGGAACTTCTAAAACTGTATATATCATAGAACAAGATGTTACATTTCCAAGAGATATTAGAGGAGGATCACAAGTTATTACTGTAGGTAATCACAGAATTGCACTTACACATGAAGTGGATCTATGGAAGAATGAGCAAGGAAAGAAAGATGCTCAATACTATCATAGATTTATTGTATGGGATATGGAATGGAATATAGTTGCACACTCTGATGCATTTAAGTTTATGACTGCAAATATTGAGTTCTCCTGCGGTTTAGCATATGATGGTAAAGACTTTATCATTCCGTTTGGTTTCCAGGACTCTACGGCCTTTATTTTAAGACTTCCAGAAACTGTGTTTAATCATATGTGTAGTCTACCACAAAAGGATGTTAAACAAGATACTAAAGGAGTTGTTCCAGCTAAATTAGAAAAGTTCATTATGAATCCATTCTGCGGATCATGCAATTTAGATTTAGCAGTGTATTACTTTGAAAATGGACATTATGCATCATCAATGTCATTTGCATTAAGAGCTGCGGAGTTTTCTAAGAATGATGATTATGTATATGAATCATTATTATTAGTAGCTAGATCTTTATCAAAACTTGGTAGAAGAAGAGTTACTGAAAAAGGTCTATGGTTAAATGCTGTGACCTTTGCACCAGAAAGACCGGAAGCATACTTGTTCTTAAGTGAATATGCAGAAGCAACACAACAATATCATGAAGCATATTCTTATGCAGTAATGGGTCTTAAGAATGCAGCAAATGCAAAAGAAATAACTTCTAATATAGGATACGAAGGTGCTTATCAATTACAATTTCAACAAGCAGTAACAGCTTGGTGGATTGGTAGATCTAAAGAGTCAAGAGATGAGTTTATTAAACTTGTTGGTCAGGGTCCTACATTAAGTGAGAGATACCAAAAAATGGTACAATCTAACATAACTTCATTAGGTTCCGGACCAGACCCATTCCTTAGATATCACAAAGGATTCTATGATCAGTTAAGACATAAGTTTCCGGGAGCAGAAAACATTGAGAAAAACTATTCTCAAACATACCAAGATATGTTTACTCTTACTATGCTTAATGGTAAAAGAAACGGAACATACTTTGAGATTGGTGCAGCTGATCCATTTCATGGTAGTAATACAGCTCTATTAGAAGAGTTTGGATGGAAAGGTACTTCACTAGAAATTTTAGAACATGAGGTTGAAAAATTTAAAAAACACAGAAAGAATGAGATTATACTCTGTGATGCTACTAAGTTTGATTACTCTGTACTTAGAGGTCACATTGATTACTTACAAGTTGACTGTGAGCCACCCGCAACTACCTATGAGATCCTTACAATGTTACCTTGGGATCAGTGTACTTTTGGGGTAATAACATATGAGCATGATCATTATACAGATGTATCAGGATCATTTAGAAAGAAGTCTAGAAACTTTTTATTAAGTAGAGGATACGTACTTGTAGCAAGTAACATTGCACCGAATGAAACTAGTTGTTATGAAGACTGGTATGTGCATCCTAAACATGTTGATAAAGACATAGTTAAAGTAATGCTTTCGGCAGATGATAGAATTAAAAATGCTGAGAAGTATATGTTAGGTAAATTGTAAAATTTTTTGTATATTATAGATATGAAGTATTGTTTATATCTATTATTACTTGTTTCAGTTACCTCTTGTTCATTAGAGAAAAGACTAGCAAAATACTGTCCGTTATGCACACAGAAGGACAGTACTGAAACACTTATCCAATATAAAGACACAACCATTACAATACCGGGAGAAACAGTTTATATACAAGATACGTTATACTGTGATTCCCTTGGTAATGTATTGTCTAAACTTAATGGAGTTCTTAGAGATAAGGATGGTAAGATCTTAAAGCTACAGACCAAACTCCAGAACAATGTGTATACTTCAAAGGCAAATGTTGAGCCAATAATCAAAGTAATTAAAGGCAATGATGTGTACCACACTAAAGTAGTCACCAAAACATTAAAGCCAGAAAGAATTAAATACATCCCTACCTGGGTGATCTTTCTAGCTTATGTAGGAGGGATTGTGCTATTCATCTTGTTAATCTATATTTTATTCAAACTGATTTCAAGTAGACTACCATGAAAACTAAAATAGCTCTCCTCACTTTGTCTGTATTCTCATTCTTTGCTCCAATAGAATTATGCGCAATTCTATTAATGTCTGTAATCTTTATTGACACCATAGTAAAATTGATTTCTCTTAAGAAGATTGCATGTGAGGAAGGAAAAAAGTATAAAGATGTTTTTAAATCTAAAATACTAAGAAGAGGTTATATATTTAAAGCAGCAGGTTATTATATTTTTGCCGGAGCTTTATTTCCATTAGACTACTATGCACTTACTCCTTTTAGTAATGGAGCAATAAAAGCATTTGGTTATGGATTTACTCTACCTACACAAGCTATCTATACCAACATACTATTGTGTATATTTGCTATGATAGAGTTATCTTCTATTAATGAGAACTGGTTTGATATTACAGGTAACAACATGCTTAAATCTGTATTTGGAGTAGTTAAGAAAATCAGAGGAACAATAGAAAAGATATCAGATACCTACAAGAATATCAAAAATTGATATATGAGTTATAGTTTTTTACAGGAAGAAAAGTCCCCAAAGATCTTAGTTGAAGCAGTAAAGATGCTTGGCACTAAAGAAGTTGTAGGTAAACAACACAATCCTGTTATCTTAGGATGGGCAAAAGAACTTAATTTATCTAAGGTATATACTAATGATGAGATTCCTTGGTGTGGATTAGCTGTAGCATATGCAGCACATAAGGCAGGATTAGAAGTAGTAGATAAACCATTATGGGCTTTATCATGGGCTAAATGGGGTACTGAAGTTAAAGAACCTATGTTAGGTGATGTACTTACATTTAAAAGAGACGGTGGAGGACATGTAGGAATATATGTTGGAGAAGATAAAGATTGCTATCATGTACTTGGGGGAAACCAAGGAAATGCAATGAGTGTAACAAGAATATTAAAAACAAGATTATACCAAGCAAGAAGAACTAAATGGAAAGTAGCACAACCTGCTAATGTCCGTAAGGTATTATTAGATGCTAAAGGTACTATCAGTAAAAATGAAGCATAATGAAATTTAGAAACAGTTGGAAAGCAGCCGCTAAGCAGTGGGACAAAGTAATGATTAGATTAAGAATCTCTTCATTAGATATATTTGCTCTTGAGATAGACTTGTCAAGAGACTTTTACTTAATTACAATATTGAACTTAACTCTGAAAAATAGATAAGATGAAAAATACAGGATTAAAAGGAGCTACAGATGCAATGCATTATTGTAAATCAATGCAAAAAGGTGGACCAAAACCAATGATAAGTTCTATGAAAAGTTATGAGGTTGGGGGAACAACTGGAATGCAAATGACTGATAGTGCTGATCCAGGTAGAAAAATAAGAAAAGCAATCAGAAAAGTAAAGAATGCCATTAAAAATTCTGGAGGTGGACATACTCCAACTTATCACAAACCCAAATGTGGTGGAGCAGGTTGTTGGAACTAATTTTGTTAAACTTATAGAGATCCAGGTACTTACAGTGTCTGGATTTTTTTGTTTAAACAATATACATTTAAACTTATTTTGTATATTTGTTGTAAACCAATAATTTAAATATCATGGAAAACCAACAAGAACAAACAATGACAGCTGAACAATTGGCTGAAAGAAAACAAGAAATGTTGACTTTTTATAAAGAGTCTGTACCATATCTTGAAGCTCAATTAAAGTATGAACAACTACTTCTTGAGATTGATGAGGCTAGATTTAAAAGATCAAGTATAGCATATCAATTTGCAATGATGGCAAATGCAGGAAAAGAAATGCCTGAAATTGATGAAGATGAGGATGAATTAAGGAAAGTTCCTGTTGATGCCCCAAGAAAACTTAAGAAACAGTAATAATGGCACTTGTAAATCAGGTACAGAAAAAAGTGGTGATGTCTAAAAAAGATATCATCAAATATCAGATATTAACTCACTGTTATATTAATCGTGTAACAGTGAGTGAATCTGACTTAGACTGCCTGACATTACTATCTACTCTTGGTCCTATTGAACTTACACATTTTTGTTATGAAGCTTCTGATGAACATGCAATTTTTAAATCAGAACAAACAGTTAGAAACTGTATAAACAAATGTGAAAAAAATAAACTTGTAGTAAAAGATCCAAGTAATAAAAAAGTAATTAGTATAAATCCAGATATGAATGTTCAATCAGAAGGAAATATACTATTAGACTATAAATTTTTAGGTAGATGATTCCAAAAAAATCAAGTCTTTTATACAAAGAACTATCTGAAGAAATGGATCTTTCACAAGATTTGATTCAAGATGTTATAGAATTTTATTATAAAGAAATAAGATCAAATTTAACAGGACTAAAACATCCAAGGATTAATGTAGATGGATTAGGTCAGTTTGTTGTAAGAGCACATGCTGTTAGGAAAGCAATTCCCAGATTAAAGAAAATACTGGAAACACATGATACAACAACCTTTAGTGCATATTTTAATAAGAAAATGCTTGAAGAAAAAGTAGAAGCATTGGAAAATATTGAGAAACAAATTGTTTCCTTAGAACAGAAGAAGGAAGCAATACAAAAACAGAAAGATGAGTACATTAAAAAAAATCTGGAAGGACCGAAAGAAGATCATTGAGGGTATAACAAACTCAGTTATTAAAGATTCTTTTGTTGAACATGTTGCAGCACTTAGATTTGAAGTCTGTAATGAATGTCCAAGTAAAGGAAGAAAGTGTGCTGTAAAAGGTACTGCTCCATGTTGTAATGAGTGTGGATGTTCTTTGGCATTTAAAACCAGATCTCTTTCCTCTGATTGTCCATTAGATAAATGGAAAGCAATTATTACAGAAGAAGAAGAGGATGCATTAGATAATCTTAAAAATTAATATTATGAGCCGTAATCCATTTAATACACATAGTACACATAGTACACTGATGCATGATCCAACCCAAGTAATTAATACACTTCCTCCTACTACTCATAGTGGTCAAGGTCTATGGAGTCAAATACAACATGGTAGTTCAGGTCCTTATCATGCTAGTACTGATCCTTATGAGACTCAAGTAGAGAAATTACAAAAGCAATTAGATGATCATGCATTAACTATAAAGATAATGAGACTTAGAATTCTAAGTCTTGAGGGTAAGTTTACCCAAGAAGAAGTTGTTAATATCAGAAAGATGATAATGTCAGAAGATGAAGCATCTAGAACATTAGCTGATTCAATTATAGAAAATGCTTAATACAGTAGAAGAAATATTTGGTGGTATGCTTGATATACAGGAAAGAACTATACACATATACACCGGAGCTTATGGTATGGAAATGGTATCACAGACTTTTGCAATAAGTAATGCAACAGATTATATTGAATGGGCACTGGAAACTAATAATATTCCAAAAGATACTGGAGAGTCTTTATTAGCAATGTTAAAATCTCCAGACAAGGAAAATGCTAACTTGGCTTTATTAGCCTTAGAACAAATGACACATGAGTATAGTATTTAATGCAATAGATCACAGTTATGTTAGTGTAGATCCAAGTGATCAAATAAAATGGACTAGTGTAACTACTTTAATTTCAAGTTTGAAAAAATCTTTTGATGCAAAAAAAGTTGCAGAAAGAGTTTCTAAAAACAAGAAATCAAAATGGCACGGTATTGATCCTAAAACCATTGTTGAGATTTGGGATAATGAAGCTAACAGAGCTGTTACATTAGGAACCTTTTATCACAACCAAAGAGAAGCAGATTTATGTTCTCTTGCTTCTATTGAAAGAGAAGGAATAACGGTTCCAGTATTTAAACCTAAAGAAGGAAGTAATGGTTTAAAAATTGCTCCTTTACAAAAGTTAGATCCAGGAGTGTATCCAGAACATATGGTTTATCTTAAGTCATCAGGCTTATGTGGTCAATCTGATTTAGTTGAAGTAGTCAATGGTAGAGTTAATATCATTGACTACAAGACTAATAAAGAGATTAAAACTGAGTCTTATGTAAATTGGGAAGGTATGTCTGAAAAAATGCTAATTCCAGTGGATCATTTAGATGACTGTAACTTTAATCATTATGCTTTGCAATTAAGTATCTATATGTATATTATACTAAAGCATAATCCTAAATTGCAACCAGGTAAAATATTTATACACCATATTACATTTGAAACAGATGGTGAAGATAAGTATGGATACCCAATTGCAAAACTAGATTCAAATGGAGAACCTATTGTAAAAGATGTAATACCAATGGCAGTACCTTATCTTGTTGATGAAGTAATATCTATATTGCACTATATAAAAGATAACCCGGTAAAAAAGAAATAATATGATAATAAGATTGTTTGATGTTCAGAATGGAACTGTAGTGCCTACTGAGCATTGTTATACTTTAAAGGCATTAAAGGATATCATGGATAATTATCCAGATGACTATTTAAAGATTTATCTATATCTTTTTTATATGACCTGTCCTAATCCAGATCTAAATCCTTTCTTTCATACTCCTGAAGTGGACAAAGAACATATTATTATAAAAGAAATAGAAGCAGAGTTTTCTACAGAAGATGATGATATTCACACTGCTTTAGTATTTTGCCAAAGAATGTATGAAACTCCCACATCTAGAGCATATAAAGGAATGGCATCTATGTTAGATAGATTAGCCAAGTACATGGAGACAACACAGATTACTGCAGGTAGAGATGGTAATATTAATTCACTAGTGGCAGCGGCCAAAAACTTTGACCAGATTAGAGCATCATTTAAAGGAGTATATAAAGACCTTCAAGATGAACAATCCAGTAAAGTAAGAGGTGGTCAGGGATTAGCATATGACAGTTAGTATGAAAACAATAATTCACGTAAACCAACATCAGATTAAGAGTAATGCAAAGAATAAAACTCAAGATCCTGTCTTAACTTGTAAGACATATAAGTCTAATGATTATGCACATGAAGCACTTATTCTTGATGATAATGGAAATGAAGTAGCACGGGTAGTTTATAGACCAGACAATCCGCTTAGTTGTGGAGCTAAAGTATGGATTGAAACTAACCATACCGTAAAACTTATTGTAAATGAGTGAGATTTATCAAGATATACCCTGTTGGGATAATGGTGCATGGACAACAGTATCATTTGGATCTAGAGAAGAATTTTCTGGTGCCATAGCAAACATATTTTCTGAACCTGGAAAGTATGCATTTGATGAAACTAGTTATCATTTTAATATTGAAGCTGTAAAGTTTAGAGACCAAAATGTGTATTGTACTGCACCTTTTAGGTCAAAAGACTTTATAGCATATTGGGATGATCAGAAACAAAAATGTAGAAAAGGAGTATTCTATATCAATGGTGATAAGAAATGGTTTATCACAAGAGATTATTACATGTGGTTAAACTTCTTACCAATCTTTGATAAAGAACAACAAAAGTTTGACTTTGCAAAAATTAGGGATGCACAGTATCATATGGCATTATATGAATTACTTGCTGAACTTAATTATAAACATGCAGCTATCTTAAAGAAACGTCAGATAGCATCATCATACTTTCACATCTCTAAATTACTTAATCAACTTTGGTTTGAAGCAGGGGTAACTTTAAAGATGGGAGCCAGTCTCAAAGATTATATCAATGAGAAGGGTTCTTGGAAGTTCATGTCGGAATATGCTGCCTTCTTGAATGAACACACTGCATGGTATCGTCCAATGTCTCCAGACAAAGTCTTAATGTGGCAGCAAAAGATTGAAGTAAGAAAAGGGGACAGAAAAACAGAAGTGGGTCTAAAGGGTACCATGCAGGGCATGTCATTTGAAAAAGATCCAACAAATGGTGTAGGGGGTCCGGTAAAATACTTCTTCCATGAGGAGGCGGGAATTGCACCTAAGATGGATCAGACATATGAGTATATGAGACCGGCCATGAGATCTGGTATGATTACTACTGGAATGTTTATTGCTGCAGGATCTGTAGGGGATTTATCTCAGTGTAATCCATTGAGAGACATGATCCTTAATCCTACATCTAAAGATATCTATGCTGTAGAAACAAACTTAATAGATGCTAAAGGAACTATAGGTTTGTCAGGTTTATTTATTCCTGAGCAATGGTCAATGCCTCCGTATATTGATGACTTTGGTAATTCACTTGTAGAACAAGCATTAATAGCATTGGATGATCAATTTGAAAAATGGAAAAAAGAATTATCTCCAGAAGACTACCAATTAAGGATCTCCCAGCATCCTAGAAATATTGAAGAAGCATTTGCACATAGAAGTGTATCTGTATTTCCTCCACATCTTGTTGCTGCTCAAAGTAGAAGAATTGAAGAGAAAGAGTATGGTTATGAGTTTTTAGATATTTCTACAGATGAGAATGGTAAACCAACTGTTAAACCATCTAATAAACAACCAATTAAAGAATTTCCTATTACTAAAAAAACCGAAGATAAAACAGGATGTCTTGTAGTATGGGAAAGACCAATTAAAGATCCAACCTTTGGTCAGTATTATGCATCCATTGACCCCGTATCAGAAGGTAAAACAACTACCTCTGAATCACTATGTTCTATTTATGTAATGAAAGCTCCTGTAGAAGTTACTAAAGTAACCGGTACAGAAACAGAAACTTATATAGAACCAGATAAAATTGTAGCTACTTGGTGTGGTAGATTTGATGACCTTAATAAAACACACCAGAGACTAGAGTTAATTATAGAATGGTACAATGCTTGGACACTAATAGAGAATAACATATCATTGTTTATCCAGTATATGATATCTAGAAAGAAACAAAGATTCTTAGTACCTAAGAGTCAGATTATGTTCCTTAAAGATCTTGGTTCAAATGCTAACGTATTCCAGGAGTATGGTTGGAAAAATACTGGTACATTATTTAAACAGCATCTTCTTAATTATGCAATTGAATATACAAAAGAAGAAATAGATGTAGAAACAAAACCGGATGGTACAATTGTACGTACAAAGTATGGTATTGAAAGGATTCCTGATCCTATGTTATTGACAGAAATGAGAGAGTATGCACCAGGAGTCAATGTGGATAGGTTGGTTGCTTTCTGTGCATTAGTTGCATTTATGAGAATACAACAATCAAATAGAGGATATGCTAAAAGAGTTGTTATGGATGATGCAGCTAAAAACTTGCAAAAGTCAGAAAATTTGTTTAAATTAAATAGAAGTCCTTTTCGTAATATAGGTAATAATCACTTTAGAAATTCTGGTTTTAAAAAATCAGCATTCAGAAATTTTAAATAAGTACTATGAAAGTAATTAATGCTTTACAAGCAAAAAATGGTGCTAAGGTAGAAAGTAATAGGTTGGGTAGTATTACCCAGCCACTGCAGTTTATTCCTAAAAAAGATAAGGATGATAAATGGGCAGCATGGAATTTAGACTGGGTTGAATGGCAAGGACTAAAACAACTCCGTAGAAATGCCCGCAGAATCATGAAGAACTACAAACTTGCCAAAGGTATTATTGACAAGTCTGACTATATTGTTGAAGATAATAATGAATATAGAGATATAGTAGAAGTTCTTACCAAAGAAGACATGTCTGCACTAGAACTTAAGTTCTACCCAATTATTCCAAATGTTATTAATGTTCTTGTAGCAGAATTTGCAAAGAGATCAACCAAACTTACATACCGTGCTGTAGATGAGCTATCATATAATGAGATGCTTGAACAGAAAAGAAAAATGGTAGAAGATACTTTAATGGATGATGCTAAAATGAAAATTGCATCTGCATTAATGGAACAAGGGTTAGATCCTGCATCTGAAGAGTTTCAACAAGAGACTTCTCCAGAAAAATTAAAATCACTTCCTGAGATTGAAATGTTCTTCAGAAAAGATTATAGATCAATGATTGAAGAATGGGCAACTCACCAGCATCAAGTAGATGTTGAAAGATTTAGAATGCATGAGTTAGAAGAAAGAGGTTTCCGTGATATGTTAATCACAGACCGTGAGTTCTGGCACATGAGAATGATGGAAGATGATTATGAAGTAGAACTTTGGAATCCAGCAATTACATTCTATCACAAGTCTCCAGATGCTCGTTATATTTCTCAAGCCAACTGGGTTGGAAAAACAGATATGATGACTCCATCAGATGTTATTGATAAGTATGGTTACTTAATGATGGAAGAACAACTTGCAGCATTAGAGGCTGTATATCCAATTAGATCTGCTGGTTATACTATTGGAGGTTACCAAAATGATGGTACATTCTATGATGGTACTAA